ACGTTTTTCAAGTTGACGGGGGTTTCGGTGGGCGTGTGTATAACATCGCACCGAAACTTGAACAAGCGGATATTGTTTACAGTAATGCATGGGCAATGATGCAACTAGACCCCGAATACAAGCGGCGCAAAGAGGCGATACAAGCAAAGAGAAACGCCACCCATGAAAAGGTTACGGATGACGCTGATTTGCCAAAGAAACGGGTTTCCGACATCTTCATACCGGCAACGAACTCAACAATGAAAAAAATTGCGAGTTCCGCAAAGAAGAATGATGGTTTCAACCCGTCCCTGTGTATCTGTGATGAGATAGCATCATGGGAGGGTGACAAGGGTTTAAAAACATATGAGGTCATGAAATCGGGCATGGGCGCAAGACCCGAAGGGATGCTTCTTTCATGTTCAACTGCGGGGTATGTTTCGGATTCGATCTATGACGAAATCATGAAGCGTGCAACCCGTTTTTTAATGGGTGACAGCAAAGAAAAAAGGCTTTTGCCGTTTTTGTATATTGCCGATGATATAGAGCATTGGAACTCTATCGAAGAATTGCAGAAATCGAACCCTAATTTGGGCGTATCGGTTTCGGTCGATTATCTTCTTGAGGAAATAGCAATCGCTGAGAACTCACTTTCTAAAAAAGCGGAGTTTATAACAAAATACAACTGTCTAAAACAGAACAGTTCCCTTGCGTGGTTATCGTCTCAGGATGTAGAGAAAGCATTCGGGGATGCGTTCACCCTTGAGGACTTCCGGAATTGTTACTGTGTCGGTGGTATCGACCTGTCTCAAACAACCGACCTAACCGCCTGCTGTGCGGTCATCCAGAAAAACGGAATCAATTATGTTTTCTGTCATTTCTTCCTACCATCGGAAAAGATTGATGAAGCAACACAACGGGACGGATTGCCATACAGGATTTATATGCAACAGGGGTTCTTATCAGAGTCGGGCGATAATTTTGTAGATTATCATGATTGCTATAAGTGGTTCACCGATTTAGTTGAACAGTATCAGATATATCCTCTGCAAATCGGGTATGACCGATACTCAGCGCAGTACCTAATACAGGATATGAAAAACTACGGTTTTCACATGGATGATGTCTATCAGGGTGAGAACCTCACGCCTGTCATACAGGAATTTGAAGGAACACTTAAAGACGGAAATGTCCGCATCGGGACGAACAACCTTTTAAAAGCACACCTGTTGGATTCTGCCGTAAAACTTAACGCAGAGACAAACAGACGGAAACTAATAAAACTGTCACCACACGCCCACATAGACGGCACAGCCTGTCTGTTAGATGCGTTCTGCGTAGCGCAGAAATGGCACAGCGAAATAGGCGAACAGTTAAAAAACGAGGATTAAGAAATGTCACTATTCGATAAACTTTTCGGGAACAGACCAAAACCGGGACGGGATGACGGTTATTTTCAGACATTGACCGCATATACACCGGCGTTCAACTCGTGGAACGGTCAACTGTACGAGGCTGAATTGATCAGGTCGGCGATAGATGCCCGTGCAAGGCATATAAGCAAACTCAAATGTGAATTTGTCGGGTCTGCTAAACCGAAACTGAAGTCAAAGATGCTGAAAGCCCCGAACGAGTGGCAGACATGGTCGCAGTTCTTGTACAGGGTTTCAACCATCCTAGACAACACAACGAACTGTTTTATTGTTCCTGTGTTCGATCAGTTTGAAGAGGTTTCCGGGTACTATCCTGTTCTGACCTCTATGTGTCAAATAAAGGACTATGGCGGCGAACCGTGGTTGCAGTACACGTTCCAATCGGGGCAGACCGCAACGATTGAACTGAAACAGTGTGCAATTCTGACCAAGTTTCAGTATCAGGATGATTTCTTCGGTTCTGGCAATCAGGCACTAACACCCACGATGCAAATGCTGTCTATTCAAGATCAGGGCGTAAGAGAGGCGGTTAAAAACTCGAACACGTTTAGATTCATGGCAAGGGTCAACAACTTCTCAAAACCGAGTGACCTTGCAAACGAACGAAAGAGATTTAGCCGGGAAAACTTACAGGGTGAGGACGGAGGAATCTTACTGTTCCCGAATACATACTCTGACATCAGGCAGATAGAACAAAAAGCCTATACGGTTGACAAGTCAGAACGTGAAGAAATCAGGACATCCGTATACAACTATTTCGGTGTCAATGAAGATGTTCTGCAAAACAAGGCGTATGGTGATAAGTGGCAAGCGTTCTACGAGGGTGCAATAGAACCTTTCGCTATCCAGTTTTCAGAAGCACTCACACGGGCAATGTTCACGTTCAACGAACAGGGCAACGGTAACGAAGTCATGTTAACCGCCAACAGATTGCAGTATATGTCAACTCAGGAAAAACTAAATGTATCATCGCAGTTGTCCGACAGAGGAATCCTTAACCGTGATGATGTCAGGGACATCTGGAACTTGCCGCCTCTGCCTGATGGTGAAGGACAGGCGTACATAATCCGTGGCGAATACAAAAACGCCAATGAAGCAACGGAGGAAACAACCAATGAGTAAACTTGATGAGAAGATCGCAAGCGGACGGGAGTACCGTAATATTCAATTCGAATTTCGTGCGCTTGATGATTCAGACGAAATGATTGTTGAGGGTTATGCAACGACCTTTAACGATCCGTATGAACTCTACAATATGGGTGATTACATCGTTATGGAACAGATAGATTCCAAAGCATTCGATGAATGTGATATGAACGATGTGATTTTCCAGTACAACCATGAAGGACGGGTATTTGCCCGGACATCGAACAACACCCTTGAGGTTGTACCAGATGAGAAAGGCTTGCATATAAGGGCGAACCTTGGCGGCACAGAAATCGGTCGTGAACTGTACGAAGAAATAAAGGGCGGTTATACGACCAAAATGTCGTTTGGTTTTAGAGTCGGTGAAGATTCAAGAACCGTGACAGAGGACTATGACAACAATGTCACTGTCGTTTTAAGAAGTGTTACCAAGGTGTCTAAATTATATGATGTGTCGGCTGTGAGCATACCTGCTAACAGTGGCACAGAAATCAGCGCACGGAACTTATCTGACGGATTGATCAGAGAGGTTCAGACGGAGTGTCTTGAGCGCAAGAAACAGCAGATAAGAACAAAACTTAGATTACTGGAGGGTTAAACAATGACCATCAAAGAAATGTCTATGGAACAGGTAAATGACAGAATCAAAGAGATCAGAACCGCTATCGATGCCCCGGATGCCGATCTGGATGCGCTGAACGCAGAGATTGACGAACTTGAGGCACGTAAAGCAGAGATCGAGAAGAACGCAGAACAGCGCAAGGCACTCAAAGACAGAGTGATCAGCACCGGCGCAGTGGTTCGCACCTTCAACGAAGATAAGAAGGAAGAATCCTACAACGCATCTTCCCCGGAATACAGATCCGCATGGCTTAAGGAAATGGCAACCCGTGACGGTCAGAGACTTCTTGGTGAACTGACCGAGGTTGAGCAGAGAGCATTCACTTTCACCACAGCAAACACCGGCGCAGTTGTCCCGACCGAGACGCTGAACAGGATCGTTGACCTCGTGCAGAGTATGTCCCCGATGTATGACGATGCAACCAAGTCTGGCATGACCAAAGGCTTTGGTGTTCCCCGTCATACTGGAATCACTGCGGGTGATGCGGCGGCAACCAATGAGGGCGTAGCAAACGCAGACGAACAGGATGCATTCGATCTTCTGGCGATCACCGGCGTTGAGATCAAAAAGCACGTTGTCATTTCCCGTAAAATGGAATGGCAGAGCATCGATGCATTTGAATCTTGGCTCACTCAGCATATCGCAAAAAGAATCGCAGTGGCGAAGGAAACACAGATCCTTACCCGTCTTGACGCAGTTGCAACCGGCATTGCGGCGGCAAACAAACTGACCGCACAGACCTACGCAGAAGCAACCGTCCGTTCCATCCTTGCGAAGATCAAAGAGGTTGGCACAAAGGTCTGGTATGCCAACAGCAACACCATCTACAACGGTCTTGCGGGCATTCAGGATGGCAATGACCGTCCGCTGTTCGTACCGTCCACAACCGATTCTGACCCGCTTGTACAGGGTCGCATATATGGCGGCAATGTAAAGGTTGATGAGAATCTTGCTGATAACGTGGTGTATGTCGGTGTCCCGGCTAGCATTCTGGCAAACGACTTTGAAACCCTGTTTATGCAGAGAAACATCGACCCGAAGTCATTTGAGACAATCATTGCAGGATATTCCCTGTTTGACGCAGGACTTGAGAACCCGCTTGCATTCGTAAAGGCAACTTTTACGACCTGACCGAATACGCAGACTCTAACTCAGACGGTGTTTACTCACAGGCTGAGTT